GATTGCCGTAGAGGGCCAACGCAAGGTTCTCCTTGGTGAATTCCTCAATGGTGAGGTTCACTGTGGCGGACTTCTGCTTAACCATCCGGTGATCCAGCGAGCGCTGGCCGGTTTGGCTTTCGTAGTGCTCCAGCACATCGGTCTTGAGCGAGAGCTTCAGCTCGGCGACGTTGCCGGGCGAGCGCACTTCGATGGGAAGGCCGTCGGTGTCGCGCTTGCCGAGGAAGACGCGGCCTTGAAAACTGGCATAGGTGCTCATGATTTGGATTCCTTGCGTTGAGTGGGTTTTGGTTTGAGGGGCGTGCCGTCGCCTTGCGGCTGCGGTGCGGGCTGACGGTCGTGGCGGGCGATGCCGTTGGCGTTGAGCCAGCGCGCGGTGGCCTCGTCCACGTCCAGCGTGTCGCCTGGCTGGTAGTCCAGGCCGGCGTGGGTGTGCGGCTTGATGAGCGTGACGATCATTCTTTAATAACTCCTTGTATGACCTCGCCGACCTCGAAGGACAGCGGGTAGAGCAGCAGGCCGTCCTGGTAGATGGGCGCGGGCGGGGTGACGGGTTGCAGGGTCTGCACTCCCGGCCTCGGCTGCCAGCCCATGAGGACTTGCAGGCACTGGCGCACCAGATCGGCGGCATCCGCCCGTGCGGCCTCGCCATGGGAGGCCTGTTGCACGTTGCGCACGGCCACCACCACCAGCCAGCGGCTGGCGATGCGCGCGACCCCGCCGTGCGCGGTTGTTTCCAGCACCCTGTGCCCGTCGCTCACCACGAACGCGGCGGGCAGGCGCTTTCCGCCCACATCGTCCACGCCCAGGGTGACGGCCCCATGCGCCCCGGCAAGCGCTGGCACGGTGTCGATCAGCCGCTGTCGGATGCGGTGTTCCAGGCCGAGCATCAGTAACCCTCCGTTTCGTTGCGGCTCATCACGTGGGCATTGCCCGGTCTCGCCTCGGCCAGCGCTGGCGCGGCATTCGCGGCGGGCAGCCCGAGCGAGACCTGCCCCCTGGCGATGGATTCGAGCACCCGCCGCGCATCTTCGTAGCGGCGGCGCACCTCCTCGGAGGCGCGGTCTGCCCACAGGCGGTAGCGCGCGATGTCGCATGCAATGCGTGCCAGCACAGGCGGCACGATCGCCAGCGGCATGGCATAGCGGGACGCCAGATAGCCGTCGATCTCGGCGTCCGCGTCGGTGAGCGCGCGCTCGACGATGGTCGCATCCGGCACGCCAGCGCCCACCCGGTCGGTGAGCTGCGCGAGCTCATCCTCGCCGTGGCGGGAGACGAGATCGGCCAGCGTGGCGTAGGCCATGCCTTACTCCTCCACCTCGGCCACCGCCAGCGCCGGGTCGGCCTTGATCGCCAGGGCCTGCCCTGGCGTGGCCTCGACCACTACCGGTTCGCGCCAGAACGGTCCGAGACCGGCGCGGTAGCGCGGCATGTCGCCGTGCGCGGCCACTGTGCGCACGTAGAGGCGCACGTTTGCCGCAGCGGCGCTCGATCTATCGGACTTTTTTGCGGCCATGGTGCGCCTCATCAGATCAGCCACGGCGAGACGATCAGATCGACCACGCCGAAGTTTGGGTTGGACGCCCCGTTGGCCAGCCGCTCGTTCTTGACGATCTCGATGGCGGCGGCGCGCAAGCCCGGCGGCACCACCAGCACCGTGGGCTTGATGCCCAGCGGGCGGCCGCCGTCGGCCTTGAGGCTCTGCATGGCGGCGAGCGCGGCGTTGAAGTTGCCCGCGTCAAGCGCGGCCTGGCTCTTGTACGCCATCTGCCAGAAGCCCAGGCCCGCGTTGCAGCGGTAGCGGATGCCGTAACGATAGCTGTCGGAGACGAACACCCCCTCGTCGTTGGTGGCGGTCATGGCCTCCAGCTCTGGGGTAGTGCGCTCCTGGTAGATGAAGGGCTTCAAGGCCCGGCTGGTGTCGAGCAGGTACCAGGCTTCGCCCACGCCGGACTGCACGTTGGAGACCGGGACGGCCGTTCCGGTGCCGTCCACATTGGGATAGACAGGGTGATCGGTGTCGAAGAAAAACTGGCCGTCATAGCAGTTGATCGCGCCCGCGTTCTTGAGCAGATCGAACACGAGCTGATCCGGGTGGGTGGCGGCGGCGCGGCCCATCTCGGCGAACAGCGGCGTGTAGATGCCGACGTTGTCGTCCTCGATGTCGCTGCGTTTGACCGACACCGTGCCCTCATAGAGCTTGTTTAGCACCTGATAGGCCTGCGCGGCCATGTCCTTGATCACGCGGTCGCCCACCCATTCGCGTAGCGCCGGGAACTGCCCCAGCCAGCCGTAGGTATTGCTGGCCGAAGACGATGGCACGCGGGTGGCGACCTTAGCCCAATCGGTCGGCGCGGCGGTGAGCGCGTCCTGGAAGGAACTGGAAAAGCCCGTGCGCAGGCTGGTGATGAGGGCGGGGGTGATGATAGCCATGTCTTACTCCTTGGAAATGAGGGATTCGGTTTCGATGACGCCGCGCGCGGTCAGGTGCGCGTGGAGCCGAGTCAGTTGCAGCCGGTGCATGAGCGGGCGGATGTCCAGGTGCCTCTGGGACAGCGCGAGATAGAGCGCGCGGAGCACGCGCAGGCGGTCGTCGTGGCGGGTATAGACGATGCTGTCGAGGTCATTCATGCTCCTTGGCCTGGGCGAACGCCTCTTCGCTCAGGCCCAGGAGCTTGGCGGCAATGCGATCCTCGTCGGTCAGCGCCGCGCCGTGCGCGGATTCGGCTCGTCGATGCGCGGCCTCGGGCAACAGTTCCGGCGCGGCGGCGACAAAGGCGCGGAAGCCCTCCAGATCGCGGCTGGCGTAGGCGAGTGCCCAGTCCTTGAGGCCAGGCGTGACGCGGCGCGCGGCCATCGCCTCGGTCACGGCGGCCTCGGCCTCGCGCGCCGCGAGGTCGGACTGAAGCGCGGCCAGCCGATCGGCCACCTGCTTGTGCATGGCTACGGGGACGTACTCGGCGGGGTCGGGCTGGCGCCGGTGCGCGGCCTCGCGCTCATCGATCAGGCGCTGGCAGGCGGCGGCGGCCACCTCCTCGGCGCAGTCGGCGGGGACGCCCAGCAGGCGCGCGACGGATTCGGGTAGTGTCATGGATGAAGTCTCCTTTTGTGAGGCTGCGGCTTGCAGGTAGAGGTTGGGGGTATTGGTGAGCGCCGCGCCGCTCAGCTCCGTTACCGCGCCATCATTGGCGCGATAACTGAACACCGGCGACAGGTAGCGATATTCCCTGTGGGCGAGCAGCTCGGCGGCCCGATGCGTCCACTCGACGCGCGCCCAGATGCCATCCTCGCGGGCATCGATCGCCTTGATCCATCCGGCGGCGGGAACCGGCCCGGACTTGGCGTCGGCATTGAGGCTCTGGTGGTCGTAGTCGATGGGCAAATCCGCCCCATGGGCGGCGAAGGCGGCGAGCACCGCCTCGGCATCGAGCCGGTACGGCCCGCGCCCGTCCCGCCCGGAAAAAACTCCCGCCGGAATGAGATGCACCCATTCCGGCGGGGTGAAAGACGCCTCATCGGCGTCCGGACGGAGGAGCGGCATGGAAACGACGTGTCGCGCCAGCCGCAGCCCGGCGTGGGCGGCGGCGTGAGCATCGACGAGGAGCGGATGGCTGTAGGTCATGCTGCGCAGTGTGCGCGGTCGGCGGGCGGCCTATTACTAACACCCGTTACGACCTGTTGCGGGCTTCTGGCTGGAGCCACGGTCCAGCATCGCGTCACAATCGCCAGTAAACGGTTTACAGGGGGTTTACTCGGCCACATGATCGTGTGGGTAATGGGTAGGTAGCCAAACGAAAAAAAAACGCGCCAGAAGCGATTCTGACGCGTTTCAGGTTGATGGCCGATCACCCGTCCGCCAGATACGCGCGGATAGCCTCCAGGATGAGCGAGCGGTCGGCATCGGCCAATTCCAGCCGGTCGGCGTCGCCGAACAGCAACCCGCGCCGTGGCAGCTTCTTCGCGCCGAACTCGTGATAGGCCGCGTAGGGCTGGCCAAATCCCCAGCGCACGCTGCTCGCGTCGGCCTGCCAAGTGCGGCTGTCCATGAGCGCGCCGTAGTGGTAGAGGATGGAGCCGCGCCCCTGTTTGGCCGCCAGCGTAGCGGGTTTGAGCGGGCTCCACTTGCGGCCCGCCGGGTCGGTCTCGGTCTCGAAGCGCTCCTGCATCCTGCGCTCCATGTCCGCGCCGATGGCGCGCATCACGGGCGAGAGGTCGCTCACCCGGCGCCGGAGCGTCTTCAGCGCGGCGAGCACTTCACGGTCGTCGATGTTGATGCTAAGCATGGTCTATACTGCCTGATGACGGCGAGCCGTGGAAATTCGGAGTCCACGGATAGACGCGCGGATGCGCGGCTCGATGAGGGGACGTCCGGCCCTCCGCCGTCACTACGCGACGCCTCCAGCCACAACTTCAAGCTCACCCGTTCCGACTCGGTTGCGGATGTCGGCCAGGTCAACGAGATAACCCGACCGCACAGCATTGGTCGTGCGCCGCGGGCGGCGCATCACGAAATCCACCTCCATCGCCAGCAGCGGCAGGCGTCCGTCCGCGCCGGGAAGCAGGTAGATCACCTTGCCCGAGCGGGTATCGAGCAGCACCGCCACCGCCTGCCGGAAGCGATCAGGCAATGCGCGCCACTGGTCCGCCGTGAGCGCATTGCCTGCGTCCAAATGGCGCGTGGCCTTGGGGCCATGGAGCAAGCCGGGTCGCACCATCACCTCAGCCGAGACCGGATCGATGCCGCGCGCGGCCAGCAGCGCCAGATCGCGCTCACTGACGATGCCCAGCCACCCCAGCCGGTTGCGCTCGCGTCCGGCTAGTGCCTCATCCACCCAGTCGGCCCAGTCGCGCTCGATGAGCGGGGCAAGGTCATCGGCCTGGGCCGCGCCCAAGCGGGCGGCATACTGGTCGATCTTCTGCCGCGCGACATCCGCCAGCCCCCGCCAGCGCGCCCGCGCCTGCCCCACGTTGTAGCCAAAGCCTGGATCGATGTTGGCAGGCACCGGCACCACTTCGCCGGTGTGGGGGTTTTTCCACTCCACCGGCGGTTCGTTAGGGGCTTGGCGCTTGAGCGCCGGATTGCCATCCACGTCGCGCGCGCGCAGCTGCACCACAGTACACCTGCAGTGCCAGCCATTGGGCGGGTAGTGGGTCTGCCACCAGGGATCATCCACCGGCAGCGTGACGTTGTGCCAGGCGCGGTGACTGGCGCGCACGCGCTCGTCGTTGCGCGTCACATAGCGCAAATAGGGGTGGCTCGCCTTGGCCGCCTCGATGCGCTCCCAGCGCCCGGCGGCATAGGCCATGCGGGTATTGACGTCGTAGATGAGCGCCAGCCTGCGCGGGCCGAAGCGCGTGGTACGCACCTGGCCGTCCGGCCCGACGATCTGCTGCTCACCCCACCAGTCCTCATTCTGGAGCAGGGGCTTGGCGTCCCTGATCCAGTCGCGGCGGGTCAGCTCGCCATCAACGCTGCGCTCGATGCCGCGCCTGAGCGCCTCCAGCAGGTCGGCGCGGATGAGCCGCGAGACCGTGAAGGCGCGCGCGTGCTCATCCTGCCACAGCTCCGTCCAGTCGTAGGTGATGCGCACCCGGTCGCGGCCCTGAATGTAGGCCACGGCATCTGTGGGCTGCAGCCGGAAAGCGGCGGCAAACTCGCCCGGCGTGGCGGGGGCATGCAGCGGTGCATCGTCCGGATCAGCAGCGAGTCGCACGGGCATGGCAGCGCTCCCAGTCGTCGCGGCAGTCGGCGTCGCACCAACGGCGGCCTTTGCCGGTTTTCTCGCCGCACCACAGACAGCGGCCAGTGGCGCGCGCATCGCACCCGGCGCGCCGCGCGGAGGCGATGGCGTCGGCCACGCCCGCCTCGATCAGCGCATCGGAGCGGTCGGCCGCGTCACTCACGGCTCGCATCCCGGCCATGCACCCCAGCCAGACGCGCAACGAAATGGGCGCTGGACAGGGCCTCGGCAAGCGCACCGTCGTCCATCTGCGGCAGTACCCCAGGCAGGGCGTCGATCAATGCCTGCGCCGTCCATCCTTCGGCCACGGCGCGGTCGAGCAGCGCCTGCAGCACATCGACCATCGGGGCCATCTGCGGCTCCCAGTCAGAGAGCGCTTCGGTCACCAGGTCGTCGAGCGCGTCCGGCGCTGGCGACTCAACCCCCTGCGCATGCACGGATTGCATGCGACGATGCGCGCCATTCGGCAATGGTTCGCCGATCGGCGCCCCCAGCACCGGCTCGCCCTCCGCCGCCTCCGGGATGCACCACTTCTCGCGCACCCACGCCTGCGGGATGGGCAGGCCCAGCGGCACCAGCTTGGCCAGTTGGTCGGCCAGCGCCGCCATGTCCTCCGGCTCCTCGACGATCAGCCTGAGCCGCGGCAGGGGCGCGTCGGGCAGGTTCAGCGCGATCACCGGCGCAATCAGGTCGCGCACGAGGGTGGCGGCCACGGCGCGGGCGTCGGCGTGCATCATGTCCGTGCGCACCTCGTTGTGCACGCGCGCCTGGGCGAGGCTGCCGGATGCGCCCTGGTCGGTGGTCAGCGTCTGCCCTAGCACCGCCTTGGAGACCTGCCGGTCCAGGTATTCGATGAGGCGCTGATAGAGGTCGGCGGAGGCCGACTTGGCCCCGGATTCGATGATCTCAAGCGCCATGCCAGCCGGGATCACCGCCCCGGCGTCGCTGCCCAGCTCGAACACCGCGCGCTTGAGGACCGCGATGTCCTCGCGCGTGGCGCCCGGCTCGTACTTGCCCACGCGGATGGGCTGCCCGTAAATCTCGGCGAAGCTCGCCCAGTCGCGCAGGGCATACGATTTGAAAACCCACGCCCACAGCGCCGAGCGGGCCAGCCCGCCCATGAGCGGAATGCCCGAGACGATGCCCGGCGCGTGGACGATGAGCTTGTAGGGCGGGATCGGCTGGCCGTCTACCGTGCCGTCGGCCAGGCGCGGCTCGCGCCCCGTCTCGCGGTCCCACACGAACCAGTGCGCCTCACGCGCGATGATGCGCGCGGGCAGCCAGGCCGGGCCGTCGGTGTCCCACAGTATCTCCGCCACCGCGTAGCCCTTGGACAGCGCGTCGAGCAACTGCACCACCAACATTGGCACATCGACGGCCTCCAGCGCCCGGCGCGCGAGATCGGCGGCGCGCTTCGCCGCGCGCGACTCGTCAGCCGGCTGCACGTCCCACGGCAGCCCGGCCACGGCGAGTTTGCGCGTCTGCAACACGGCGCGGTAATGCAGGTCCTTTTCCTCGATGTCGGCGGCGGCGATGAGAAATTCGTGCGCATCGCCCATCGCCGCCCGGCGCAGGATGTCGGCCACCCGCGCCGGCGTGAGGCTGGCCAGCGGCCGCCAGGTCCATGCCTGGCGGAACCCGGTGAGCGACGGGGCGGCGAATTCGGTCTTGAGCGACGCAGTGTGCATGTTTACTCATTCATATAGATGGCAGGAATCAGCCACCCTGGCGCGTTATTCTGCGGATAAGGCGCGGTGGCAGGCAGCGGCAGCTCGACGGAGTTGACGAAGAGATAGGTGATGCCGTAGGCGGTGTCAGCTATAAAGCCCAGGGCGGACTTGAAGTTCGCCTTATTCACAGCGAATAGAGTGGGAGACGACGAGCAGATCAGGCTGGTAGTCGCCCCTGTCAGGTCGATGGCGTTGCCCGACGCGTCCGTGAGTTGCCAGGCGCGCGTCCAGGTGTCGCCACGGTAGAGTTTTACGGCCATCAGTAGTCCCTCCACGCGCCCTGTGGCGCGTCATCCATCGTTGGGTCATACCGCCCCGACCACTTGCGCGCGCCCACCGGCTCATAGCCGTAGGCCAGGCGCGGCTGGGCGGCGGCGGAGCAGGCCAAGGCCAGCGACCAGAAGCGGTCGGCGTGGCTGCCGCCCTCGCGCTCGGCGATGAGGCGCGGGGCGCCGGTGGGGCCGGCCACCCGCTGCACGCTGTGCAGGTCGGCGCGCAGCGCGGCATCGCCCACCGGCAGCCGCAGCCTCCGGTCCTCCATGCGCTCTCTCAAGGCGGCGGCCATGTCGAGCTTCCTCGGCGCCGAAAACAGCACCCCCTCCACCCGGTAGCGCCCATGCCGGCGCTGTGCCTCCTGCACCGGCATCTCGCCCAGACCGGTCTGGTCCAGCGCCGCGCGCACCACGCGGTAGTCGCGCATCACCCGGTCGAGCTCGGTCAATTGCGCGGCGAAACTCGTCGCACGCAATGCGAGCAACTCGCGCAGCCACAGCACGTCGCCCACCTCTTCGAGCACGGCAATGACAGTGAGGTCGCCGCGCGCCGCGAAGTCCACGCCCACATAGACCGGCCCGCCCTGATAGTCGCCTGGGCAGGCCGCATCCTCGCAGCCGTCGATCAGGTCATAGGTCAGCCAGTTCACCGCCTCGTCGATGAACTGGCACTCGAACTCCTGCGCCCAGGCCACCGGGTCGGCCATCGCCCGGCGCAACTCCTCGATGTTCCTCGGCATCCCGTCGGCCACGGCATCATGGATCGTCACCACGTGGCGGCTGAACAACCCGTCCGGCCCGGTCATGATCTCGTAGAACTTGTCGCCCCGGCCGTTCGGCGTGGAGATCACCCGCAGCTTGAGTTCGGGCCGCGAGACCACGGGCATCAGGGCCGTCCAGATAGCGCGGTTGTCCTGATGGTGGGCGAACTCGTCCAGGATGAGGTTGTCGCTCATGCCGCGCGCGGTGCTGGGCTTGCTCGCCACCGCGCGGATGTAGCTGCCTCGGCTGCCGATCCGCACCATGTGCGCGAGCTCGTCGGCCGCAAAAGGCACGTCGAGCGCCTCGAAGGCCGCGCCGATGGCCCGCAGGTGCAGCTTCACGCCGTTGTCCATGGCGTCCAGCGCCCGGTCGCGCGACACCGACAGGATGGTCCAGCGGCTCGCGCGCCCATCGGCCTCGGCATCGAGCACGTCCAGCACCGCCTCCAGCGTGGCAGTGAAGGTCTTGCCCGTCTGGCGGCTCCACATGCCCGCCTTGAAGCGGGCATGGTCGGCCAGATAGCGGCGCTGGTAGGGGTAGAGGATGGGCTGGCTCATGGCGTGATGATCAGCTCCGTATACTGGCGTCTAGCAGCCATATTGATTAGCCGCATCCTGTGCACCTCCTGGATGCGGCAGTCGGCGTATATATCCCGGATCAGCGGGTGATCGCCGTAGGTGAGGATCCATCGCCCGGCGAGATTCCGCAGCCTCTCGCGCAGCGAGAGGTGATCCGGCTCAGAGAATCCGTATGAATAGATGGACTGGTCACCATCGACTAATCGACCGCGCGCAGCAAGTTTGGTGGTACGACTAACGTAAAAACCTGTTCCTGCGCGGCCTTGAAACCCAGCTCGTCGCACCATGATCCAGCGCGCGGCGCGCTGAATGTCCGTATAGCCTGGATGATCAATGCGCCATAATTCCCGATCACCTCTGTGGTACAGCATCCATTGCATTTCATGCTCAAGCGCGTCTGGGTGATACTTGACGATTCTCATGACGTTCGCCAGCCCGCCGTCGATGTCGTTCCAGACCTCGACCTTGCTGGGCTGCTTGGCCAGCAATACTGCACCCATGCCGCCGAACGGCTCCACGTAGCAGGTGTGATCGGGGAGCATGGATATGATGCGCCGCGCCAGCCATCTCTTGCCGCCGACGTAACTCATGAACGGCTTGACTTCAGTCGCCATACAACCCCTCCTTGATCGCCGCCAGGGTCTGCGCATCCAGCGTCTTGCCATCGCGCGCGGCGGCGCGCTCCACCGCGTCCAGCCGGGCGCGCACTTCCTCGGCCCAGCGCTTTTGCCCGATGCTGGCGCGGGACGCTTCGGCCACCGCACGCGCGGCATGGGTCAGGAGTTTGACCTGCTCCGCCGGGTCGGCGTCCTCGGCATCTCGCACGGCCAGCATGGCGTCAAAGAGGGCGCTCTGCACCAGCCGGATGACGGCGGCGGAATGATCGTCCGCCTCGTCGGGGCTGGCCTGGGCGATGACCCTGGCCGCCTCGGTGCTGGCGCGGATGGCGGCCAGGGAACGCTGTAGTTTCTGGTCGTAGCGGTGCAGGCTGCTCTTGCCGATGGCGTAACCCTGCCCTGCGAGCCACGCGGAGAGCGCCTCGTAGCCGCCGTGGGTCTGGTCGGCGAGCAGCTTTTCGATCGCTCGGCGCAGCTCTGGCGGCAGCTGCGTCACCTTCGGTCGGCGCGGCATGGCCACCTCACCAGCGCGGCGGGCGCGCCAGCCCCGCAGGGGCGTCGGCCCGGTAGTCATATACATCCTCGCCATGCGCGGTGAGCGTGGCCGCCCAGACCGGGCCGGATCGCTCGATCCTGGCCAGGCCGTGGGTGTCCAGCCAGGCCATTTCGCGTCGGACCAGGTCCGCCGTGGCATAGACCGGGATGTCATACGCGCAGGTGAGCAGTACAGCCTCGATGGTGCCGTAGGGCCGGGCGTGCCACAGGGCGGTGAGCATCACCCAGCGCAGCGTCTCGCGCTCCGCGCGCGCGGTGTCGATGGCAGCGTCGATGCGGCTGTCGGTCATGGCTCGGGCCTCCTGGCCAAGAGTTCGTAGAGACGGTCGAGCTTGGCGTTGATGGCCGTTAACTCGCGGATGGCGTCCTCGCGCCGCTGGTAGTACAGCGGCAGCTCGGCCAGCAGGCGCTCGAATCGGGTTTCCAGATCGTCGATGCGCGCGAACCGCTGCTCGATGTCGGCCAGCAGGCGGCTGGCGAACCACTTGAGCAGGCCAAACACCCCTCCGAGCACCACCCCGCCGACAACAAACAGCGTCGGCAGGCCGACGCCGGAGAGCATCACGTCACCTTCCATCGCTCACTCCTTCGTCCCATTGCCGGATGGCGTCGATGCGGGCACGGCACTGCTCGTAGAGCCCGGCGGCATTGATGATCCATCCCGAGACGTCGGCGTCGCTCGACTCAGACTGGCCGGGATCGGCGGCAGGGGCGGCAGAGGCAGCAAGAGAGAAGCCGGCGGGCGGGGACGACTGGAAGGCGGGGGCGTCGTGGAGCAGCCACCGAGCGCCAGCAGACAGGCAAGGGCGGCCAGTGGTTGTTGTTTTGAGGTCATATCTGAGTCTCCGGTTTGTCGCATCGAGTGCGTACACGCGGCGGTCTTTTTCGGCGAGCGCGGCGTCCATCGCGCTATACGCGGACTCGATGCGGCGGCGGGCGTCGTCCGCGGCAGCGGCCTGGCTGCGGGCGATGTCGGCGCGGATTTCCGCCACCTCGGCGAGGCGGGCGCGATGCTCCCAGGCGTAGCCGCCCGCCGCGCCCAGGGCGGCGGCGATGGCGAGGGCAATCAAGGTGGGCGCGGCGGATGCGGCGATCACGGCGCTGACCCAATACATAGGTCATGCTCCGCCTGCCGGCGCTTGACCAGACCCGGCAGCTCGCGGCCGCCGGCGCGCGTCCAGCGCAGGATTTCGCGGCAGGCGCCGGCGTAGTCGGGTGGGGTCTGCTTGAGCCGCTTGACCAGCGTCGAGCGGCAAAACGCGCTCGCGCCGATGTTGTAGGCCAACGATTGATAGGCTGCGGCCTCGCGCGGGTAGAGCGGTGTATCGCCGATGCAGGCCGCCGCCTCGCGCCAGATGCGGTCGGCGTCGCGCGCCAGCATCACCACCGCGCGCTCGGGCGTCACCGTGTCGCCCGTCTGGACCTGGCGGCCGTCCTCGTGGTGCGTGCCGCCGAAGCCCATCGTCCGCACGCCCACGCCATCGTCGTAGGCGCGGCCGCGGTAGCCCTCGTGGACGGCGATGCCAGCCACGGTCAGGGCGGAGACGACGAGAATGGATGCGGGCAGGCGCTTCATGCCAGAGATTGTCCGGCGGGCGTGCGACGCTGGCGACTAACTCACGTTACAGCTCCAGGGCGCGCTGTCGCCGCGCCGATTCCTCGGCGGTCATGCGCTTGATCAGCCGGTAGATGTGGATGGTGGTGACCCCGTACCTGCGCGCCAGCTCGGCATGGTTGTCGCCTTTAAACTCCCGCCAGATGGCCTCGTCGCGCTCGTGCCGCTCGATGGAGTCGGCGGTGGGGATATAGACCCCGGCGCCGCCCACCACCTCGGCGAGGCGGCGCATGATCAGGTAGCCGACATGCTCGGCGCGCTCAGGATCGATCCCGATCTCCGTCTTGAGCACGTCGGCGGCATGGTCGGCAATCTCGACCAGCAGCGGTGTGCAGCGGCTACGCCAGCTCATCGCCGTCCTGCAGCCGGTAATACCACACATCCCCGGCCCGGCGGCAGGCGATGCGCAGCCCATTCGCGCGCAACTCGGCGATGCAGCTATTGACCGCGCACACCGACGCGCCGATGACGATGTCGAGCGTGGAATAGTCGCGCCCGTCCGCGAGCAGCGCGGCAACGCGCTTGAGCCGCGCCGAGTGTTCCAGCCTTGCTGATTTCATCGATTGCCCCTCATCTGGTCCGCGATCCCGGCCAGGATTGCGCGCGCCCTCTGTCTCTCTTCTTGCGTCATTTTTGGCGCGGACAGCTTCGGCGGCTCTGGCCGGGCCGGCAGCGCGCGCATGAGATGCACTGGCTGCGGCCAGCGATCCGCAGCGCGCATCAGCGCGCTGAACGCCGAGCGCAGTCTGGCCGCATCCAGCGACTCGTCCCATCGGATCGACGTGGTCTCCATGGCCTCGCACCAGGCGGCGGCCGTCAGCGCGATCGTCTCCGCCGGAGGCTGGCCAGGCAAGGCCAGCGCCACCAGCTTCTGCATGCCGCTCGCCACTTCACGCATCATCCACTCCTCAACCGCCACGCTTGAGCGCCTCCAGTGCCAGCATGGCGGCCTCCGTCTTGGTCGAGCGCGCCGGTTTTTCGTCGCGCGCACTCCGAGCAACCGCCACGCCAGCGGCGGCTGGCGCGCTTTCGAGCACCCGCCTGAGATAGTTGTGATTCGTCATCCGCCGCGCCGCGCCGCCCTTGGCGCGGACACCATCCACAGTCTCGGCGAGCGCCCAGGCCAGCCGCGCGGCATCGGGCTCCAGTGCCAGCGCCTCGCGCGCCAGGCGCAAGGCCCGGCCATTCTCCAGATCGGATTTTTCCGGACGGAAGAGCGACAAATACCCAACCAGCGCCCGCCCGAGATCGTCCGGCTGCGCGGCCAACACGCCCATCAGCGCGCGCCCGGCCTCGTCCTGCACCAGCGCGTCCAGGTACAGGTGTGCATGGCACACCGGGCAGCGCCCCAGTCTCACGTGCGCGCCTCCTTGCGCTGGCGCTGCCGATGCCAGCGCTGCAATCCGCTAATGATCTTGCTTGCCGCATCGGGCGAGAGCCACCGCACCGCA